AATTTATCCGATGAATTAAATGTTGATTTGCTGAGTAAGGTTGTATTTGCCTTCTCTCCTGACATACTACTCAGCCCCCTAGCCTTACCTAGAACGGTCTTAGAACCACTTCTAGAGAGCATACAGACACGTATCAAACCACTTATCACTAGTCGCACACAAAGTCTATGGGACACAATAGAACACCTTAAAAGCCGTCCTACTTTTGAAGAACAGTTCCCTGATACCTATAAAAGAGAAGCAATTCGTGGTAAAGCACATCTTTTAAAATTGGAATCTATTCGCAAAGATGCTAAGATAAAGATGGAAGATATCCTTGTTGGCGATGTCTTGGAATGGTGGAAAAAAATATGACTATTATAATGACCCTTCGCAATCCGCTTGATAAAGAGAAATTGCTGCCTGTTTATATTGAGCCTAATAATACCCAATTAGCACAAGATTGGATTGCGGCATTAAAGATAGAATTACAAAAGAATAGTCCAATTGAGAAAAACTATTGCTGGCATGGTTGGCCAAATGGTGGTCGTAACCTTGAATATCTTTGCAAAGAATTAAGTAAACACACGCAAACCGTATATCATTATAATGACCTTGGTATATGGCAATCGGCTGGTTTAGATAACATAAAAATTAATACCGTATACACACCAGATACGGTAATGTTACCACTTGCAGATGATCCTGAAAGTGGCGGACCAAATCACGATATTATGAATGAAGTTCATAATTATTTTGAACATCTTCAAGGAACAGTTGAAAATTTAAGTTCTTATTATAAACTTGCGCCACCTAATGTAAAGTATGCCATTCGTCAAATTAATAACCTATGTCATGAGATTGAAACGCTATGTTTAAGTTTACGTAAGCAAAAGTTTAAGCCTGAATGGATTCGTCCAAGTCAGATTACTACTTTTTTAAATGCTACCCGTTATAATTTAACCGCAAAACATCGTGAAGGTTTTATAAGCAATGGGCATGATCGCAAGTTTGCGCATGTTTACATGCATTGGACACAAATTGGTAAAACACTTATGGAAGTGTTTCGTGATGAGGGTGCGCCAACTTTAGATCAGGCAACTTGCGATGCTATCACACACTTACAGTATTACAGTGGTGAGTTTGACGTTGAATGGGGTCGTGATGTTTGTTATGGTAAACATAGTTGGCATACACACGAACAAGATGCTTTTAACGCATGGCTGCGTCATGAGGGTTATGATCCCACTGATCCTAATTTAAGTTTAGGATATCTTGAGATTGCTGCGGTTGACTTGATGCGTAGTTTTGGTACCACAAATGAAAGTGACATTTGGACATTGATGGGGAATTATTTGGATATCTATAGTTTAGAAGTAGATGGCGTTAAAGCTGTTTATGATTATAGTTGGAGCGATGCGAACCACGAGCAACGCCAGCTATCATACTTGATGCCAGGTTATAATAGCCACAATGTTTGACACTTACTGGTATGATTACGATGATTGTACGGATATTAAAGAACTAATTGCCAAAGCCGTTGCTGCTAGTCGCACAGACTATGTATGGTTGCGTCATCGTGCGGTAGATTATACTAATTTTAATTTACGTTACATGCCGCATCGTCATCAAACTCATATGTTACATGCATGGGCAAGTCATAATAATCCACAATGTTATACAACTTGGTTAATACCCATCGATAATAATAGTGAAATGTGCTATCATGGTGGTATATTACCTATCATAACACCGCCGCTGTGGAATACAAGTGATCAGATTCAGTATGATGGTTTCAATTTTAATTGGTATCCTGATGTATGGGATTGGAACAAGCAGCATCATTTTGCAATGAATGGCACCACACAGTTATCCTATACAAGTGTGGGAAATGGTGCGGAGATAAAATATCATACTTCTAAATTAAAATTCAATGGCATTGGTATGTTGTATAATATCAATGATATAGATAATTCACCCTATGAATGGAATTGGATTTTAGATAGTCGCATAGATTATACAGATTTTAATTTTGATTGGCTCCCTGATGCATGGGATGCAGATAAAATTCATGAGTTCTGCATGTGGGGCGCTGAACAATTATCTTATACACGATTAATGCGTAAGAATTGCAGCAATGAGCGAGTATATCATCATTCATATCTGCTATTCAAAGATATTCCTAAATTAACTGAGACCATTCCTATTGATAGTGAATGGGTATGGATAATAGACGAGCGCATAGATTACAGCAATTTTAACTTTAATTGGTTGCCAGATGCATGGGACATCAATAAAACACATGCCTTTGCTATGAACGGCACTGAACAATTATGTTATACGTTTTTGCATAATACCAAAGTTCCAAGCAACGAAATAAAATATCATGATGCAAAGTTAAAATTTGATCCAAGCAAGCCAAATGATGAATGGGTTTGGGAAAAAGATGAGCGTATAGACTATGGCAACTTTGATTTTAGTTGGTTGCCAGATGAATGGGATACGGATAAAACACATGTATTCTGTATGGCTGGTACGCAGCATCTTGGATACACCAAACTTATCAATACAAAGAATAAAAATCCTAAAACCGTATATCATCGAAGTGATTTACATTTTTTACCACAAGTTCGTCCTGTTATCTACTGGCAAGATTATACAAACACATTTAACTTAGAAACGTTGCAAACACTTGCAATGGGTAATGAGTGGACATGGATTGCTGATCGTCGTATTGATTATAGCCAATGGGATTTTGAATGGTTGCCCGATGGTTGGGATACTAATTACATCCATGCCTTTACAATGGCTGACAAAGAACAATTAAGTTATACGGTTCTTATTCATCGTAATGCTATTACAAATTTTATTGATTACAAATATCATCAATCATCATTAAAATTTAATGATACACATGCTGATATGTGTTTCTTGAACACTAATTCATTTGATAATCCATATACACCAGATTTTCAAGTTCGTCTTATTACCACAATGGAAGAATCTATTAAGGCTGCAGTAAAGAAGTGCAACCGTGAGTGGCTATGGATTTACAGCGATGTCTGTGAATATGATGGATTTGATTGGAACTGGTTGCCTGACCTTGACCAACGTGATCAGATACATTGCTGGCCGAGTGGAACATGTGAGAAGGGCGATACATTCTTAATCCATGTTCCTAGTTTTAATGCGGACAAGTTAAAATTTAATTTTGATCATGCACCACTACAGCGTAAACGCTGGCCTGTTATTTCTGTCACTGACAATTGCTTGGCATGGGACTTGAACAATTATCCACGTAATCGTGGAATTTATACGGTATATTCTTATACTGGATTTGTAGATTATCCAGATGTTTGTCTATGGGATAAGCGACCTGTTGTCAGTATTAACCGTAGTAATAGTACCTGTCTTGTGCCACGTGATTGCATTGTTGATAAAGAAATATACGAATATCCACATCTGCTTCGTTATCCTGAGTATGGTACAGATATTCCTATTGATGTAATCTTCATTGATAATAAAGAAAGTTGCGCAACCGATAACTGGAATAGGTTACTAACCGTTTATCCTAGTGCAAAGTCAATCAGTGGAATTAATAATAGGCTAGAAGCATATCGGGCGGCAGCGTTTCAAAGCGATACACCATGGTTTATTGCTGTGTTTGCCAAGTGCTATGTATTAGATAATTTTGCAGAACTAAATTGGCAACCAGATTTCTGGCAAGAACCTAAACATTATATCTTTCATAATCGTAATCTTAATACAGGATTAGAATATGGACATATGGCACCTATTGCATATCATTGTCAACTCATGTACGAGAATAGAGGTGGACTTGATATGACACTTGCTCAACGTCATACTACTGTGCCAATCACTATAAGTGAAACTAATCTTGAAGGTGATGATTGGTTAACTTGGCGAACCGCATTTCGTGAAGTTATTAAGATACTGCATTATGGCAGAGAAAATCCTAGCGTAGAGAATGAATATCGTCTATGGGCATGGCGTAATGTTGCCAAATGTAATAATGCTTCGATGCAACAGTTGGCAGTAAAACATGCAGAAGAATATTATGCGGTAAGTGGTGGTAACGAAGAAGCATTGATACTAACAAGCGAATGGGATTGGCTGTACGAACACTATTCTCGTCTTATACCGCAGCCAATACAGTTGTAATAACATAATCTACATCATCATTACTTAAATGAGTATGGGATGGTAAACTAATAATTTTACCAGTTAATGATTCACTGCGTGAACAACCATGTGTATTCCAATGTGCGGCGAACAATTCATTGTGTAATGGAAATTTATAATGACTACTGAAACCAATCTGTGCATTATGCAATGCGTTACAGGTTTCCTCATAGTTTGGCGTTATAATAGGAAACACATACCAATTATATAAATTTTGGTAAGCAAATTGTGGCATTGTAATACTATTATGATTATAAAATGCATCACAGTATTTTTTAATAATTTGAATTTTTCTGTCAACCATTAAATTATAATTTGGAATATTTGCCGCAACCAATGCTGATTGCATACTTGTTATACGTGATGTTGTTCCAATATAATTTATTTTTCCATCTGTTCCATATTGTGATTTTCCGTTAGTGCAAATTGAATCTAATTTCGCAACATCAATTTTATTTGTTATTATTGCTCCACCACCAGCACTTCCGCCAAAATTTTTATAAGCATTGAAACTTATGCATACGGCATCTGCTATAGTTTGATCATACTGTGGGGTGGTAATACAAAAACTTTGGGCAGCGTCTATGATTAATTTAAGGTTTCGAGCATCACACCATTTCCTCAATTTATAGATATCGCAGCCCTGACCGTACAAATCAACAACAATAACTGCACTTATTTCTTGTGGATATAAGTTATAAACACGATCAAGATCATCTAAATCCATTAACCAACTATTATCTATATCAACAAATGTAGGTATGCAAGATGCACCTATTACAGCCTGTGCAGTCGCTGCATATGTCAATGTTGGAATTAATACTCGTGAGTTTTTTGGTAAATCCAATGCTAACATAGTTGCATGCATCGCAGCAGTGCACGAACTTGTAAGTTGAACATCTGCATTATTGTAAAGACCACTGATGAATTTTTTTAATAGTATTTCATGTTGACCACGATAAACTTCACCATATTGCAACGTAAAATTTATATTTTTTAAAACAAGTTCTTTATTATCACGAAATTGTTCTGGTAAATCGCTAAAATTTATCATATAAGTTTCTGTATACCGTTTTCTAAATTAAACTTTGGCGTATATCCAAGATACTGTACTGCCTTACGAGTATCCATGGCACCACGTTTTGGCATATTAAATGGTACACCATCACCATACACGATTTCACTTTGTGTGTTGGTCCAACCCTTGATAATGTCAATTGCGTCTTGCAGCGTTCTTGCTTGACCATAACTTACGTTGGCAATTAAATTATTGGTATCAAACATTGCAGCATTGGCAATTGCCTGTGCAGTATCTTCTACATAGGTAAAATCAAGCGTAGCATGTGGATCATCTACATGAATTGGTTCTTGATTTGCTGCAGCCTTTGCCCATTTAGAAATAACACGATTGCCATCATCACGATTGCCATATACAGCAGTTGGACGAATGATTGTCCAACGTTTAGCAATAACTCTGACTAATTGCTCACATTCTTGTTTAGCCTTACCATAATCATTGATTGGTTTTAATGGCGCATCTTCACTAATTACACCGCCCCAATCACCATATACCATGCTGCTAGAAATATAAACCATCTTGGCATTTGGATATGCAGTCAGTAAATGCGTCGTGCTTTGAACAGTGTTGCGCCAAGCAGCATAATGGTCTTTGGCAAAAGTTGCTTGATTTGGCTCGCCTGCAAGATGAACAATCACATCTACGTCTTGAATGATTGTGCTAGCACAATCCGCATTAACCCAGTCATCATATGCAAATTCCATATAACGACCACGAGCAAGATATAAGTTAGTGTTAATAAAACGCAAGTCATCAATGATAGTAACCTCGTGACCACTATCTTTAAGACGTTTTACAACATGATGTCCAATAAAACCAAAACCACCTGTTACTAATATGTGCATGTTAGACCGCCATTTCTGCTGCGATTGCTGGATGATGTTTATAATTCATCAAACGAATATCTTCTATTTGTGCTGACCATACATCTTTAACATCACTTAAATCAAGGTGAGGAAGCGCATATGGACGACGAGCGATTTGTTCTTTGACCTGTTCAATGTGGTTATTATAGATATGAACATCGCCAAATGTTAGGATAAGTTCACCTACCGATGCACCAATTGTCTTTGCAATAAGATGAGTTAAGAGCGCATAACTTGCAATGTTGAATGGAACACCGAGAAATATATCGGCACTGCGCTGATACATCTGGCAACTTAAAACATTATTACGGATATAAAATTGTGCAAACATGTGGCATGGTGGCAGTGCCATCTCTTTTAATTCAGCAGGATTCCATGCTGTTAAAATATGCCGACGACCAGTGGGATCACGCTGCAACCCATCAATGAGTTCCGCTAACTGGTCAATTTCACCATCATTTACATCACGCCAATGACGCCACTGTACACCATATACACGGCCCAAATCGCCATGATAAAGAGAATTTGGAAGCCAATAGCCTGCGTTAGCATTTGCAGTCCAAATGGTTTTCTTTGCTGCATCTCTTGTGCCATATTGTATCTCTGCCAATCGTCGCTCATCACCGCTTCCCTCAATAAACCATAACAGTTCACTTACCATAGATTTCCATGCTAATTTTTTGGTTGTTACTGCTGGGAAACCATAAGCAAGATTAAATCTTAACTGCTCGCCAAACATACTTAGCGTACCAACGCCAGTTCTATCTGTGCTTTGGATACCTTCTAATAAAATTTTTGAACATAGTTGATTATAATTTTGCATGTCGTTTCCACACCTGAAATATTTTATCTTTGCCGTAAGTTTCCCAATCCATTTGGAAATTATGTAGTAATTCTACCACATCTACACTTACATCGCAATTATAATTATCATCAAATGTGGTCAAATATATCTGTTCAAATAGGTGTTTGGTGCTGTCAATAAGTTTGGCACCACCTATAATCCATATATCTTTGTTGGGATTGTTTGCTTTTATAACGGAAATACTTTGTTCAATATAATTGCCATGAATGATAGTATGAGCATCACGAAAACTATCAACTGATCGATTTGTTACAACGCAACAATGACGATCTGGCAAAGGCTTGGGCATTTTTGGATCAAGCCATGTGTTGCTGCCCATAACAACAATATGTCCTTTGGTGTTCGAGGAAAACCATTGCATATCTTGCTTGTCATGTGGCCATGGCAGTGAGCCATTTTGTCCAAGCCCACCGTTCTTATCTACCGCAAAGATTGCTTTAATCATTAGTCCAATAACTTATTTGTTTTTGGTTCAACTTCATCTGCAATGGCAGTTAGGTTAATATGAAAGTCAACACAATCAATATCATCGTCGTGGATATCTAAAAAATCTTCAATGTGGCTTTCAATTTCATGCAATTTATAATTATTATTAATCATATCAACTACATCAAATGTTGTGACATTATCATTTTTAAATAACACAACTACTTCTTTAATGAACCTGATGGGAACATTTGTAACTTCAATACTTGAAATTAAATGTTCCCACCGTTCATAAAAATCCTCGCTGAAATTAAGATCAGACACGAGTTACTGTCTTAGCGGTCTTTGTCTTAGTGACCTTTGGCGCTACTGTCTTTGCCTTTGCTTCTGGTTGCTTGTCACCAGCAAGATTACTAATCTGCTGCTGCATTGCTTGCATAGTCTGCATCATCTGCATCATGACAGCAGTCATGTCAGGCTGTGCTGGCGCAGCAGCAACGGGTGCCACAACTTCAACAGGAGCCTTGGCACCGTTCATTTCATTTAGGCTTACGCTTTCTGCAACCTGACTGTCTGTAAGTGCATCCTTTGATGGATCAGCATAACCTTGCTTATTTTCCATACGATCAAGACGTGCAATCGCATCTGGTCCCTTGCCAACTTCACCTAGCAACTTGGTAAGTTCATCAAGACGCATGCTGCTCTTGCTATTTGGTGTAACCATTACGTTTGCAGCAGGAACACGCTTTAGATAACCTTCGCCACTTAGTGCTTCTAGCATGTTATTGCCATCTGCCATCATGCGACGCTCTAGGATATCACGAAATTCCCATGCTTGCTGACCTTCGTCACTTTCAAGAACCTTCATGATGTCATCATGATACTTGCTTGGCATAATTTCACTATAGATAACCACTGCCATATGTGACTCGTCGCCACTTAGTTGACGTTGAACAATGATAGCCTTCTTGCTATTAACTGTTCCTACGTGTTTGAAAAAACTCATTGACTTACTTCCTCTGTTGGTTGTTCTGCTGCTGGTGTGCTAGCAACAATAAAGGCTTTGACCTTATCATATAGTGCACCAACGCTGCTTAATTCTTCTGCACGAAATGCACCACGTTGCGACACAACTTCTACAATTTGAAGAAGTGAAGCAATGTCTGAAATTGCAAGATTGGTTTGTACAGTTGTGTTTGTTTCGGTATCGCTCATAGTATTCTCCGTAATTATATATGTATTTAACTCAAACAAAGAAGGGCTAGAAATTTTCTAGCCCTTTATTATCAATCTTCGTAGTAGGCGTGGATGCCAAATGGTGGTTCAATGGTCTTGTTATACTTGTTATGGATAATCCACACCGTATCACAATAGTTTTCATCGCCCCATGAACCATATGGTTCGCCATCAGTGAACACGATGAACAGTTTAGGCTCAACGCCTTCATGTTTCATCCACGTCCAGTTGGCATCAAAGTCAGTGCCGCCAAAACCTGCTGGTTCATAGTTTACAAGGTCATCACCTGTTGAAGTATCATAATCTTGTGGGTTATGAACAGATGTATCAAAACACCAAATCTTTACCTTGTAGTCATCATATGACTGCATGATACCGTTGATTTCACCAAAGAAATTATTCAACTGCTCTTGACCAATAGAGCCACTAGTATCAATTGCAACGCAAACATCAATTGCTTGATCCTTGCGCATGTTAGGCAGAACAAAACCCTGTGAGAACATCTTCTTGTTAGGAATAGTCCACGTGTAATCATTCTTAACCGTAGACTGGATTTGTTGTGTGATAAGTTCACGCCAGTTGATCTTGGGTTGCGTGAGTTCATTGATCATGCGCTTGATATTGCTAGGTGTATTGCCAGCACCAGCCGATGCTGCAGCAGCAAGCATAGCTTCCTTAAACTCGTCCTTGACAGCCTGACGTTCTTCTGGTGTCAGCGGGTTAGGGCGACCGTTGCCCTTGCCATCCTTGTCATCCTTATCACCACCGCCACCCTTGCCTTGTGAACCATCCATATGTTCGTCAAGCAACTGGTCAAGCAAATCTTCAATGTTGATCTGCTTGGCATTCTTGATAAGGTCATCATAGACCTGTTCAAAGTTCCACTCGTCATACTTGCGATCATAAAGAACAGGCACAACCGTAATTTTTTGACCAAGGTTGTACTTGATGCAATCGGCATTGACAACATAGTCCATGGCAATGTTGGCAAGGTCACGGTTGTAACCACGACCACGGTTCATATGGTCATAAGCGCAATGAAGCAACTCATGGCAGAACAAGAACATCATTTGATTGGTAGGAAGTTTAAGGATAAACTCACTGTTGTAGTAGAAGTGACGACCATCGGTAGCAGCAGTTGTCAACCAACTGTCAGCGTTCTTAAGAGTAAGACGCATGGCAAGATTGCCAAAGAAGGGTTGCTTAAGCACAAGGGCAATACGAGCCTTTAGAATAGCCTGACGTGCTGCTTCGTCTTGAACCGCATCAATTGTCTCGCTGAGTTTGCCAGCACCTTGTTTGATCTTAGCCATAATCATGTTCTCCAATGTTTATAACTTATAATAGCATAATATAGTGGTTTGTCAAGAGAAAAAAATAGGGGAGCAGTTGCGGCTGCTCCCCTATAACTCGCCCTCACTGATGGAGAACGATGGGGCGAGAATTAATCACGCACAGCGGCGAGGATATAGTCACCGTTCTTTGCATGGTAATCCTTGTAGTTCTTCAAGCGGCTAGTCTTCATAGGCAACTTGTAGTTACGAAGGATAGTAGCAAGCATCATGACTTGCAACTCAGTGTCCATGTTATCAAGGTAGAAACGGAACACATTGTCAAGTTCTTCGTGCCATGCAACGATATCGTTTTCTTTCATACGCTCGCCACCACGCTTGTCAAACGAGTCCTTCAACTCATAGCAGCAAGAGACCGTGAGAGAGTACTTGGCACCAATTTCTTTGGTACGCAAATCCTTGACCTTACCGCTCAGGATGTCACTGGGGTTAGGCATTTGGCTTGCAACCTTACGATGGGCAGCAAACTTGAGTGCAACACCTTCGCCAACCGTACCAGACACAAGGTCATTGAGTTCGGTATCGTTAAGGTCTTCTTGTAGCAACTCGCTGACAAACGACCATGAACGAGGCGTAGCAAACGATGCACCGCTTGAGCGAGGATCAAAGTTGAACAAGTCGTTCTTGTTACAAGTGACATACGCAACCACATCAGGATTGATGGCATGGTTGATAGCCCAATCATTCCACGACTCAAAGTCAACACGCAAGTTCAAGTGAACAAAACGGTTGGCAAGTGGCGATGGCATACGATAGACTACACCACGGTCAGTGTCACGGTTACCAGCAGCAACGATAACAACATTCTCAGGCAACTCATAGGTGCCAACACGACGATTGAGAACCAACTGGTAAGCAGCAGCCTGTGTTGCTGGTGCAGCACTGTTCATTTCGTCAAGGAACAGGAATACTACAGGATACTGAGCAGCCTCTTCCTTAGAAGGAAGATCAGGCGGAGCATTCCACATAGCATTGCCAACAGTAGGATTATAGTAGAGAACGCCCTTCAAGTCGGATGGGTCCATGAGTGCAAGACGCAAGTCATACAACTTACCACCCATGCTTTCGCAAAGGTCTGCAACGAGTTCGGACTTGCCGATACCAGGCGCACCCCAAAGGAATACAGGACGCTTGCGACGAGCGCAAACCATAACCTCACGCTTTGCAGCAGCGAGGGTAACCGTGCGCACTTCTGAAAGTGCATTGTCAGTGTTCTTAGCCATTGTGTTTCTCCATCAGTTGACTATAATTTAATATAGCATATTATTTGTAGTTGTCAAGCACTTTTTTACAGCGCACCCGTCCAACGGATGCAGTCAAGTTTACCCTCAAGAACATTGCCACGAGCAAAGTTCATAGCAGGAGCCTTCCAAGAGGCAGGCTTCAAGATATCGCCAGCACGGAACTTGCCACCATCCTTCTTAACCACGAAAGAATGCACCGAATTACGCTGAACAATCTTGAAATACTTGCTGCCTTCTTCAATACGGAGTGAGGCATTATATTCTTCAATCATCTTGGCGACGATTGGATCACTGGTGCGATTGCCATTCCACGCAAGATAATCGGCTTTTGACTTTTCAATGATAGCGGCGAGACCAGATTGCATATCCATGGGAAATCTCCGTTGCTGTTTATATTATAACAATAACACAGAATTAGGGTATGTCAAGCACTTTTTGGTTTATTTAACATCATTTCTTTTATAAGAAATTTGGCGATATTTAACTGCTGACGGATAAATTCATCAACATTTGGGGACGGAATTGATGAATTTTTTCTATCCATCATTTCCTGACAATCGGAAAGGATACTCATGACAACCATTTCCGTGCCAATCACTTTGGCAGAGAGGCTGTTGATATATTGGTCACGGATATCGGCTCTAGACATGCCGTAGCAGATTTGTTCAGAATTCGTCATGTGTATCTCTCCATTGCTTATATTACTAATATAACACAGATTTAAAGGCTGTCAAGCACTTTTTATCAGATAATTGAACCATCGTGGTAAAGACGGTTAAACTCACGAATAGCAAAATAGTTAATTCGCTTACCAGTTTTAGTAGGAACTTTACCGCCTGTGACAATACCATATTGGCGACCACGCTCATAGCACCACTGTGCGGCACCGTGAGAAGCAGTTTCCCACTTGTCATAATCAGGATCAAATGGACGACCTGCTACCGCATCTTGTACACCTTTGGTAAAATAACGGTTATGAAGGATAGTGGAAATCTTAGCCTTACGGGTGCTTACTTGTGCCATTTTGCCGCTCCATTGCTTATATTACTAATATAACATGGATTTAGGGGTTGTCAAGCACTTTTTTTGATCCGCACATAGTGCAAACGGGTCTGATTATTGTCATCATGCTTGTGAATTCGAGCCGAAACAGCGATAATATCGCCCCGTTTTAACTGTTCTGCGAGCGGAAAACAGACTAAATTCTGGTCAGCAGTAAGGGCGGTATGATACCATTTGTTATAGTTGGCACTATAAACCGCTGATTTGATGGTCAAATCTGCTTCAATATTGTCGCCAACCTTGCCAATATGACGGCTAGTTTCGCCAATAATACGCAGTTCATCCTGCGCTTTTTCACGCCCAATTGCGTTAAAATAGGAGTTAGGAACGCTGGCAACTAGTGCCAAGGTCTTGAAATCCTTAGCATTAATTGCTTTTTGTTCTGTCAACAGCACTAAGTTTTTCCAATAATCGTGGAGAGTGCCAGCAATAAGTTCAATCATTTTGCTATCAAGATACTCTAGAATTTGATCAGCAATTTCAATGTCTTGTGGCAAATGGTCAAAGTTTACCATATCTGGATTGAGAAATTCACGCATAAGTGCGCCGTTAGAAAGTTCACCTTCCTTGGCATCATAACGTTTAATATACTTTCCATTAACCCGTTGGGCGGCTACGGCGGCGGTCATGGCATCTTTAAGGGAAATCGTATCGTTGTCGGACATATGCCAGTTCTCCATTTCGTCTATATTATGAATATAACATAGAATTATAGTATGTCAAGACATATTTTGAATGGCTTGCCCCAAATTCCCACCACATAGTTCTAACATCACAGAGAGTTCACCGTCCATGAGGAATAGTTCGCCCTTACTCATTTGATAAAACCAAGGATGTGCATGATAACGATCCATTAGCACTAATTCTTTGCCATTAATTTGATATTTTCGTCTATCAATCTGATGTTCATAAAATTTGTAACCAACATTCCGCATCAATTCAAATGCAGTATTATTGAGCCTGTATCCAAAGTTTTTGTTATTATTATACCAATAAAGAATATAGATATTTTTTTGATTTATATGAGGAACAAACGCATCTTCGCCATGAGCAAGATGAAATAATTCGTGTGTCCACTCTTGTTTAGATTTTGGTTCCATTTGCCACTATGGGGTAAATTACTGGCCCACTATTGAGCAACACTACGCTAAACTTATTGGTTTTAAACTGAATGTTAAGTTTCTTGCAAAGATTGATTGCATGGCCAGGATTAGAAAAACTTGTTTTCTTATACTTTGGTCCAGCGTAAGTAGCAAGCATACTTGTTGTTTTAAAGTTAATAGGTTTGTTATCTAAGAAAATAGCCCAAATCCCTTCACTTGCTAAGATTTGATCACTCTTATAATTTGCCTTATTAGTAACTTCTAATAGAATATTTGGCTTTGGTCTACTCATTGATTGTATCCATACATAATTATTTATCTAATTATATAGGGGTATTAAAAACTTTCGCCAACAAGTTGCACTTCAATAACTGCATTTTCTGCATTTTCTCGTAGGTCTGCAATTTCATTTTGCAATTCCATAAGATGTGCCAACAAATCGGTTAGTTCTCTGGTAAGATTTAAGATGGTTTCTTTATCAATAATCAAACCATTATTGTTTACATTTTGACCACGGTTAACAAACTCACGGATATAGTGCGTATTAGGCTGTCTCATTGTTCATGATCCTTAGACGCTCTTGCTGTTCTAACTTAGTCTTGAATGGACCCTCATACTCATACCGCTGTAACGTGATTAACTTTGGCATAAACTCGCCAACAAATAGTTTGTTATACTTGACAATATAATAACCAGCACAATAGAATGAACTGCTTTTATCATTTTTAGTGTATAGCGGAAGTCTAAGTTTTACATTCCATAGTGTATTATGTGGAGTGTGGTTTGTGGGAAAACCATATACTTCACCATCAACGGTCTTAGATTTTAATTCACGAGTTCTGCGAACAATAGAGATATTTTTCTTCTCTACCATTTCTGCCATAGAAGGAAATACTTCTACAACATCACTAACGGTGCAACGAACGCCACTCGTAGTTTGCGCAATGTTTCCAATGCGTTCACCCGCATCGTTTTCAATAATCCAAAAACGATTTTCTACAATGTTTTTAGCCTTGAGTATCATCTTTTATTTTTCCTTCGATCATGTCAAACAACGAATTATATTCACTACGAACTTCAATAAACGAAGCCCAACCAATTGCAGCAACGATATCCATTAGAACACGATCTTGGTCAAGGTTCCAATAGTGAAAAATCTCATATCCAAAGAAAATGAGAATTACCCATGGAAAGTATTTTACAAAAAAATTACGCATGTGTGGTATCCTTTACAAGTGATTTGCTTAAAATGTCGGCAAGTGATGTAACGCTTTCACTTATCCGATTGAGTTCATATTTTGCACAGAATTTGATCAACTGTGTGCCAATCTGTGATTTGGTTTTTGGTTCTACTGCGAGCAACGCCACATCGATTGCATTGCGAATATCTTCTGGTTGAGCAGTAAGGTCAACAAGGACACGGTTCTCTTCATAACGGTCAAGCACACGATGTTCTACACCATTATGGTCAACCCACCGCTGCAACATCATATTGTTCCATGCATAACCCTTACGGCTGCGGTCAGCATATGCTTCTTCTAGTCCAACCTTCTTCTTGGTTCCTTTGCTGCGAACACCAGGATAAGCACTCATGATATGGTCAGTAGGATCGCCACGCATACACTTTTCAAATAGTACAAACTTAGGATCACCAACGGTCTTGCGTTCTTTGGTTTTCTTATCAACAACAGGCTTGCCATTGTCATCAAAGAAACCTTCTAGGGTAATATAGTTATTGGTTAACCCATTATAAATGGTAACCTTGTCGCTTAACAACTGGTGAAAGTCGCTGTCATTGCTAAAGATAATATGTTCATCATTAGGGTGAAGTGCAGTCCAACGAGCAATAACATCATCTGCTTCTGCTCGTTCTACACGAATAACACTGCAATTAGTGCGTTCATCAATCCACTTGGTAAACTCTGCATATACTTCCCAAAACTCTGCATCTTCTTCGGCTTCACGAACGCTCATCTTGTTCTTAACAACCTGACGATTTGCCTTATAGGTTGTATTGTGATCCTTGCGCCAACTACGAGCCTCAAGTGCAAATATAATATGGTCAGGCTTATGCAAGCGATGAACCTTGAGAAGCCCTGTAAAGGTAATATGTAGTGCAAGACCAAGTTTGGTCCATGTATCTGCACCACGAGGAACACTGTGACGTGCACGTGCGAATAGATTTGCTGTATCTACGAGAAGATATTTCATGATACTAATATAGTCTCTTATTGGAGGATTGTCAAGTATTAACTTATTTCGCTGCGACCATCGCCAACATCACGACGATTTACATAGCGAGAGCCATCTGTGGTTGTTGGCGGATTGGCTGGTGGTGGATTGCTTGCAAGAATGTTACGAGCAACATCATTTAACCACGCATCTACAAGTGCTTCTGGATTGACGCCATTGTAGCCATTCTGGCGTAGCATTTCAATAAACTCTGCATTCCAATCAAGTTCCATACTTCCAACTTGTGGATTAGCAGGATCAAAGTCAAACTTAAGAACACGAACTTCTGGTTCAACTTCTGGTTGAGTTTTTACAACAGGTTCCTCAACAACCTTTTTAACACGAGGCTTACGTGGTTTCTTGGGCTTTGGTGCTTCACTAGTTTGAGTAGAGGCTGGTGGTGCGCTTACTATTACAGTAGTGGCGTCAGCGTCGTTATTTTTTGATTTACCAAATAATTTATCGAGGAATCCCATATTATACCTTATTGTTGATAGCAGCGTTTCTGGCGACCCATATAGTTGCCCCATTGATCATATACTGGTTCAAGGCGGCAAAATACCTGTGGTTGATATGGTTGACCATAATACTGCTGTTGGTTTTGTTCAGCCATGCCGCCCAAAATACCACCGATAATAAGACCACCAACCATCGGAGCAACCCAATTGTTACCACCGCCACCACCATGATAATGACCATAATCACGACGATCACGCCATTCGGCATGCGCTGCCGTTGCTGAAATTAATGTTGCGGCTGCAAGTAGGATTGCTAGGGTCTTACGCATGGTGGTTCTCCAATTGACTATAACCAATATAACATATTTATTGGCTTTGTCAAGGGTTAATTTAATCTATTTTTCGCTTCAAATTCCGCAATAACTTGTTCAGCATTGCCGGTTAACACCGCATAAGTTTCTTCTAAATCTTCAATTTCTGGTGCTTCAGTTTCCAGATACTCATAGATTTCAGCAATAGGAATCTTGTCTCTGCCTAATGCAGTTTGATCCCTAATGTATTTTAATATAAGATATTCAACTTCTTCTTCGGTAATGTCAATCTCTAAAAATTCTTCTTCGGTCATTAGCGACTACTCAAAATGTATTGAACGATGATTTCACTTAACCGCTCACCTAGTTCTTCACTATCATTGATAACATGAAGTTCATTAAGACCACGATCTTTACGATCATCATACCGATGAAACTCTACAATGTAACCACCATTGGCAACATGTAGTTTCATATTGATACCATCGGCACCAATTTTGTTTGAATTTATTAATCTTGAATTCTCACCAGTATAAATCAAGTTGTGCTGTGCTTTTTGTTCTGCTTCCCAAGCCCTCTTTGCTTGTTTTTGAAACCACTTATCAAACAACTTCATTGGAATCGCCTTTCAATATCATCTTCTCTACAAGCCTCGCCATATTGTGTTTCAATAATAACAAGTGGTTCCTTGCCAATATTAATAACTTGGTGCCAGTTACCAACTGGAATTTTAATAGTTTCATTTGCCTGTAAAACTTCGGTTCGGTCATTATACATTGTATCGCTATGATTTGTAACAACTCTGGCAACACCACTTTGCACAACCCAAAACTCACTGCGCTTGCTGTGCTTTTGATAACTCAAGCAATGGCTTGGTTTTACAACCAGTTGTTTTACTTTAACATTGCCAGTATCATATAGGATTGTAAAATGTCCCCAAATTCTTTCTTCACTAATCATTATACTTCTCTCTTTGCATAGGTAATTTCATGGCAGCAAACGCTGCTGCTTCATTATTATGAAATTGTATATGAACCTTGTCTAAACCGCAAGTTAAAAATGAAAAATCTTCACCATATCGGTAACCTGCTTCGCCCAAGGCATTGCAGATAATACAAGCAGCTTCTACATCCTGATAGTTGGCGTTGAGTGCACCGCCTTCTCCGTTGTATTCTGGTCCAGTATTGTATCTGGTTCTATCAGTAAGTGCTTTGCTTGGAAATTCAAGTATGAGGGGTTTTTTTAACATGCATATGCCAACATAAAAAAACTTACATGTTCTTCATCAGCAAACATAACAGGTAATTCCTTACCATTATCAAGTTGAAGAAACACATAATCTTGACCATTGCGTAGTCCATAACGATTAAAAATCTCTTTTAATTGTTGCATTGCTATGCTACGCTTGTTCCACAGCCCATATCTAGGCCCACCGTTTAACGATGCAAGTGGAAACCTTGCTATCTTAGATTCATCTTTATTGTAAAATGACGTATCTAGATTTGGCACTGGCAAGTCCCGTTAATTAGTGAGCAGTTGACTGAGGACGCTCTGCAAATACAGCAGCATCCACGTCCCAATTATTTTTTACATATTCATTACGACGCAGTTTTTCAAACTGGTTGAATGGTGTATTACGACGGTAAAGGTCGCTTTCATCAAACCTGTATCCATAGTCTCGGCAGAAATCACGATAGTTCTCCAAATCACGGAAAACACGGGCTACATTTGAATTATTAATCATTCGTTTTTCTCTTTTTTATTAGAGGTTAATATTATTATGGACGACTTGCCAGTGCCATAGTTTTTATATTAGACTAGTTTCTTATCTTTGTCAAGTAAATTATTATAATGATTTATAGCATCTTGGAGACGTATCACACTTTTTTCGGTCAAATATACATCGTCCCACACCAATTCTGTTCCAAAAATATATTTTAAGGCTGACCAGCAACGTTTAAAAAAATTCTTCCAATTATGTGCCTGAATTTCAATGATAAAATCAGGTGCCACATCATCCCAATCAAATACTGTTACACGAATAATATGTTCTGGTGCATGACATTCACATTCAAGAAATACTGCTTTATCACTAGGTTCTAACATTGATTATGCCTTTGCGGGTAGAAGATATTCATACTTAATAAGACCGCTGTCAACAGTAATTTTGGCTACGCCATCATCACTAAACTGAATACTCTTATCGCCATGAAGATTAAGGATTGATAAGAATAAACCAACTGGCCACGACCAATTCTTGGTAAGTTTGCCGCTAATACCACTTTGGAATACAAAGTTACCAGCATGAGTTGAATGGTCACCAAAATAGAATTTTAGATCGGTGCCTTCGGTCTTTACGGTAAACATCTTTTCTTCGCTGTTTGCCTGACTTTGAAACTTAAGGCGTTGAATGTTGGTAACGCTTGGCTGCATGGTAATATTCCAATTGGCACCCTTAAACTTAACAGTCTTCAACTTTTCATTGACAGTTTCAGTTGTCATAAAACGATAATCGTTCTTGAAATCACCTGCAGCATTTTCAAAATGCAAACCAACTGGAACAACATCGCCATTACGAGGTTGAGTTACCACTGTAATTGTTTCATTCTCTTTATATTCAGGAATGTTAATAATAGTATTGAGTTTTGTCAAATTTGGCATACCGAATACACCGCTAAATGCTGCATTAACAGTGTTAAATGTTGCATTAAGAATAACGCTGCGGTCATCGCTTACGCTTTCAATAACCGTGCTTTGGTCCGTGCCAGTTACCTTGATCGTATCGATAACGCCAAGTGCTTGTGTATGCGCAACGATATCTGTGAGAAAATCTTTCATGTGTTTTTACCTTTTCTTTGATTATACTAAATGTTTGATTAGATGTCAACTATTTCTGCAACACTACCACTTATTTTTATTCTAGGTGGAACATCGCCTGGCTTCTTAACGATAATATAACTACTACGTGCTTGTTGAATCTTATAACTGTCTAATTCAAAACCTAATTTTACTAATTCATTGATTAAATTTTTATAATCAATTACACCAAAATCTAGATTAATATTATATCGTATTGCCCATGCCTCATCATGTGGAATAAAATTAAAGATAAATTTCCCACCACTGTATAACAACTTGTAAATTTCTTTTGCCCATGTATGAATATACCATTCATCGCAATAGAAAAATTCATTGAAACAATAAACTAGTCCAAATGATTCTTGGGGAAGATGTGATACATCATAATCATTTACTGTATATTTTAACAGTCTACGATTTTCATAGAAATCATTTTGTAATATATTTCCTGCTTCATCACAAATCTCCATATAACGATCTGCAATATAAAGTGGTTCTGCTGCTACTGCATACGGTAAAAATTGTCCAGTGCCTGGAAATAATTCTAATACAGGTATATTTTGTGCAATGTTTGCGGTAATTGTTCCAAGTAAATTTTGAACATCATCTTCATGAAGTTTATTAATTGTAACAAATTCTCGGCGCATGTCCAAATCTTTTATAAGCAAATTATCAGTCATTAACCGACTTTTTGCCAACATACGCATTTTAGCATATTGTAAAGTATCATCCAATTCAAGCAATAGTTTATCAAATGCTCGTAGCGTGTTCGTATAATTTCCATGCGCAGTTCCAAAACTTTCGTAAAATCTACGATGTTTTATGATATCTTCATACATTTCAAATGATTGTGTAATATCCATGGCAATTATTCCTCAAACGCAAATAGGCTAGTAAATGTATTGGTAATGTTGGTTGTATTGGTGATATCCCAATCCAACACGTCAAGCAGATTTTCTACCTTCTGTGTAACGATTGTATCTTCCATTAGGTCTTGGTCAAATGGCATATCCTTAAACCATTGGGGAATACGTGATTCATCGGTTGGATAGCCAATGCTGGTTAACCCAAGCGGATTATCACGCAGTTTACATACAATAGTCTTCATACCATCCGTAATCTCAATTGAGCGAGAATCACTGTGCATTTTGCGGAGATTATTCCAGTTAATCGCCGCACGAACGTGACCTGGCATATTAGCACGACCCTGCTTCTTTTCTAACGCACCATAATAGGTAAGTTTGTTAACACGCTTTGGTGTTCCTTTTTCCCAACTTGGTAGGTCTTTGAAGATATATTTGAACTGACGAACTTCTTCAATGATTTGTTCACGACCTGCACCATCTAAAACTTTTTTCAAGATGTCAGCAAGAAAGTCTTGAACAACCTTTGGAGTATCCGACCGTTTAAGGTCAAGCCCCATTGCCTTCATCTTGCCAGTTTTGCCGTCCACATCAAGACGTTTGTTTTCAAGATCATAGATAAGAACTGCATATCGTTTCTTGGTAATAAACAATCCACGAGATGCTACAAGTTCACGACCACCCTTAATGATGGCACCAAGTTCTGGTGTAGTATGAAATGCTTCATACATGAACTTTGGAAAGGTTAAGTTTACTTGGTCACCAATGGAATCATATAGTTGAACACAAACTTCCTTGTTCCATTCCATACGCCCACTTTCAACTTCATCTTTAATTGCTGGCCACGCAGTGAAATATACCGAATCGGTATCACCATAGATAATGCTTTCACCAAGATGGTCATATGTTCCCATAATCAACTGATTAACGGTGGCATCCATATGCTTTGCAATCGTGCGACCACACAACGTAGTGCTTTGACCGATGCGTTGGTCAAAGAAGCGACAGCCTGCGTTAAGAATAGCGCCATAGAGTGAGTTCAAGTTAATCTTCTTAACCAACTGACGCTTATCCCAGAACGCAATTTCCTTTGCATCCTTGGCATCTTTCTTCTTGGCTTGCAATTCTTTACGCTCACTATACCAACGCTCAAGCAAACTTGGAATAATACCCTGATGCTCAAGATTAAAGATAGTTCCATTGGCACTTAATGCCCATGGCGCATAGTTGTCAAAGATCATGTCATATATCTGTGCGGCACTATAAACTTCGCTCTTGCCATCTGCCCATTCAATTGTAATTTCCACACCAATGTCTCGGCGCATAACTGCTTCGTATTCAATGGAAGCAAATAGTCCTTCCCATGCAGCGGCAATACTTTTGCCTTCATCAAGTTTAGCGGCAAGATGAGCATCTGTCATAACAGGACGCAACTGTCCAACAATAGTTTCTGGACCCATGTTAAGTGCACGAATCACACTTGGATACAGTGAGTTAATATCAATTGCGCCAATCCAATCATGCAATCCTTTCTTTGGATATGCAACATAGGCACCAGCAACCTGAGTATTGATTTCATCACTACGTGGACGACGATTAGGAACCACCATGCCACGACGATGCGCTTCATTAATAATTGCCTGATCCGTCACCGCTACTGCGCCCATAGTTGTTTGCAGCAACACTGTATTATCGTGGGCAATTTCATTTGCTAGATCAAGGAAGCGAAGTTTCTTATCTAGTTTATTGAGAAGCGCAACGTCCTGACGAGAGTATGCAAGGAATGTCTCGTAATCACGGTTATACAACTGGTCAAGAGACCCTTCATATGCGGTTTTACGCTCATTCAATTCATATTCGCCAATGGCATCAAGGCTATAGGAATGGCGCTCTTCATAGGTATACTTGCGATACAACACCATATAATCAAGATGAACACGACCTACCAAGTCAAATGTCTTACTCATCTTGCCATACTTCTCGTATTCACGTTCTTTAGGAAACTGGTCCCAAAGACAGAAACGACGAGTATCATCCTTGCTCAGCACACGAGCAACACGATTAACAGTATAGGGAATATCAAATCCTTCGCTGTTCCATCCACTTAACACATCAGCATCATCGATAAGTTCAAGAAAAGTAAGCAATAATTCCCTTTCACTTTCAAAGTTGAAAGTGTTCTCAAACTTAGCAGCGATAGCATTGGCTTCATCCATCGTCATTGACTTTGGAGGTAGCGCAAGCGTTATTAACTGATCTAACCAGTCAAGATATACTGTAATAGCAGTAATCTTGGTGAATGGATCATCGGGGGTGCTGTATCCACGGACACTATCAAAGTCCGTCTCGATATCGAAGAAGGCTGTTTGAAGTTGTGGTGAATCTTTGCCAAGATAGTTGTTGGCTAAACAGCGAAAGATTGGATTAATATCGGCTTCGTAAATCTTCTTGTTGCTGTGAATAGCAAGTTCTTTACGAAAGTCCTTGCTACTACGGCATTTTACAAGTTTAACAGGCGTATCAAAGATACTCTTATGCGAACCATTTTGGTCATCGTAGTAGAATATATAATCTACGTCATAGTCTTTGTAGATGCGTTTACCATCTACTCGCTCAACAACGAATACTTTTTCTTTCTGTCGGTCGAGTAGTGCATCTACATATGCCATTATTGTTCGTTATCCAAGTTGTTAGTGCTGTTAAGAATGCTTTCAATAATATCAAGGTCTTCACGAGCCTTGTCAAAGTCACGCTTCTGTGCCATCTTAATTGCCTTCTTAAGCAGATTTGGCTTGATATTCATTTCTTCTGCGATAGCACTAATAGTATCATTAAGTCCGCCTGTCAAAACCTCTACTTCGGTCATTACAGACATGCTTTCGCTCATCAATTGCTTAAGTTTCGTGCGTTCCTCTGCACTAAAGTTTCTCGTTGTCACTCTCTTCTCCTTGCTTGTAAAGTTCTAATAGGGTATGGTATTGTTCATAGGCATCCTTTAGCGTAGGATACTTTTCTGTGAAATATGGATCATCTGCGATAATCATCATCTTATCTGCAATCATCATAACAGTTTTATACAATTTATCAAGGTTTATTTCATTGTGATTAGTTCTAATAATTGCATCACCTTTATCTTGTGGTGTAATTTGCAATTCTTTACCCATTATTGATACTGATGGACTTCCAGTAGTCCCCCAACTCATAGAACCGCTATTTGTTAGATATCCAGCGCCACCGTTACCACCACCACCGCCACCGCCAGAAATTGTATAGGTTGTAGATGAACCAATTGCACCAACAGCACCAATTTGGGTATAAACTGTATTAGATTGATTTGGGACGGTTTTGACGGTCATGCTTTAATTTAACAGCATATCGGTCTGGAGTCAATTTATATTTTGCAATAAACGCATTATGAAGGTCTTTTGGATCAACTTCAAACTCACGGCATATTTGTTGCATCATGCTATCAATGCCATCATAGTCAGTGCGTTCTGCGCCATCAAGTGTGCTTGCAAGACGCTCAACAGCGTTTCCCATATTCATCTTATCACTACCTTGAACAACAGTATCATATTTCCATCTGGCCGCAAGCAATCCCCTCGCACCAGCACTTACAGGATGACGACCTTGAATAGTAGTGCTCATTGTTGCTTCGGTAATTTCTTTAATACGCATAGTATTATTTACCTAAATCTTTCAGTATCATATCAGTTAATTTCTTATGTGCATCACGATTTGGATGAACTGCTATAAAATTTTTATGTGATTCTTGTGCAGTTTCCCACGCAATACATGTCTCTATTTCATTAACCATTCTTTTATCATTGAGATATTTTTCGTAATCTTCAATAATTTTTCTAGTATGAAACCAAGTATTATAGGGTTGCTTTACATCCATAATAATGTTATTCCATGATTCAATTATATTATTATAAAATGTATAATTTCTTATAATCGGATGAACTGGACTTAACCCACCAATAATATAAAATGGAATATTAAATGTATCATATATTTTTTGAGCAGCAGAATACGTTAAATTAAACCAATCTTCTAGTATATTATCATACGCATTATAATCATTTTTATTGTATGTTGTTATATCATAATTCCATAGGTCTTGATCATCTGGAAATGGACTATATTGATAGATATTTCGTAATGGTTCAGTTTGTATCCAAATAATGTGGTCAAACTTTTCTTTTTTTAAAGTATCATTGATCAATCTTAGTTGTCGTAGATTATTATCACCTGTACATGATTGATTAATTACATAATGATTTGCTTCTTTAAGATATTGTGATAGTCCATCATGAGAAATGATAGTTGTTTTTTTCTCTATACTTTCTGGTGAAAATTCACCACAACCCCAACTATCACCTGCTATTAGAAATTTTACCATTTGGGTCCATTATTGGTGGTACACCTAACTTATTAGTTTTATTGCCAAACTTTGCGGCTTGTTTTTGCGTTTCACCTGGATGAATATCAACCGTTAGCGCATTGGCATAACGAGGGTCACGTGCTGCCTTTTTATTAGGAGGAACAACACCTACACCAGCGGCTTCATCAAGGTCAAATAATTCGGTTAATAACATTCAAATCACCACTTACGGCAGGACCAATAACGAGCCTTTGTGCGGGGACCTGGATTCTCACAATGGTGTCTAGCACGGAAACTTTTACGACGTTTTGGATTTGACTTTTTAATCCTCATATTTGGGTCTCCGAAGTTTACCTTTTTTACATTGCCTGTTTTAGGGTCTTTAACGAAGACAGCAAATTTTTTAACATCCCCTCTATGGGGTTTATTCAATTGAACCTTACGACCATGATATTCTGCTTCTGCTACGATTGACTCATACAAGTCATCCATAAAGAAGCGAACTTCCTTGCCATTTTTATTAAGAACGATATCATCATCGTCTTCGGCAATATCCCAACCCATATTGCTTAACATCTTTACGGCTTGTGCATGTTTGCCTTCATCGCCATGCCACCACATCTTTGCTAAACGCTTTAATGTTTGTGGATTATCTTGTAGTGAAACTACTTCACCTTCGTCAATACTTTCACCATAATCTTTGCGATCACCATTTTCATGATAACCTTTGGTGTATGCTTCAATTTCATGAGGATCAGTTAACTTTTGTTGTTCATGACCGCCGTGTTCAGTTGGGATTAACTTATGTGGTTTATGTGAACGACCATAATAAGAATCAGCACGACCACGATCATATGGAGTACCATGCTTGTGCTCAACATCATCAAGGCTTTCTAGTACCTTAAACAATTTTTCATCGCCAAGCAGAGTGATACTATCATCACTCATTTCCATAATCTCGGTATCTACTTCTAGTACATTACCAAATTCAAGATAAACACCATCGCCAATCATTGGGCGATCTTCTGCAATGGCAGTAAGTTTTTCAATTATGGAACGCATATCACTCATGTTATAAATCCTATTATTATTTAGACGATTAAGTATGGAAATAGTGAACGCCAATCTGTATTACGGCGATGATCTAACTCATCCAAGTACTTGTGCAAGTATGTTATTTTCTTATCATCTTGCTTACAATTTGCTTGTAACATTCGTTGATGTCCTATCATTCTGGTAATTGCTTCTTGGCGTTGTTCTTGATTAGTTTGCATTGCAGAAAGTATGTTAGTAAAGTCATTTTCCCACATACTATAATCATATATTTGTGGATGTTGATACGGCATACCATCTACGAATTGAAAATAATGACCAATATGTCTATGCACACTATATTTGTTTATTTTTTGTATTAGTTCTGGCATAGTTTTGATAGTCATGGCAGTCATAGTTTGGTTTACATTCAACCATAGCCAAGATTCATCTTGCAGTGCTGCATATTCAAAGTATTCTTCAAGTTTTTCTAAATTTAAACCACTCCGAACATATTCTTGCTGTGGTCCCCAGCAATCTATGCTGCATGTTAAATCAAATCGCCCAATATTCTTTGCTGTGGCATAATCTTTAATGCGATTCATATATGAATAAAAATGTTTTTCAGGAGCATTAAAGTTACTGAATATATTAAGTTGTAGCGTTGGATTTGGTTTACGTTCAATTATATCAAACACACTTTCTATAAGACGATGTTGAATGAAAGTTTCACCACCCAATAAATGTAGTCGTCCTAAATTTTGAATATTATCTTCTAACCATGCAAGAAAATCTGTAAAGTATTTTTCAGTAAGAGAATTTGTATTTTGTTTAAAATATTGACCACCAATGTTTACTTGTACTGGTCCATGCTGTTTGTTCTCTGCTTCAATTTTACTGCTTAAATTTTCATTACAGTAGATACATGCTAAGTTGCAAGTATTTTGAGCAAATATCTCTACAATCTTTGGTGTAACATGGGTAGCAAGTGGATTATCTTTTAACTCTGGCGGATTATAACCACCAAGTTCATTGTTATGTTGGCGATCACTCCACCCACCAGCATCTTCTATATTCTTGCAATACTCACAGCCACGACCTGTTGCTGGCCACTCACCACGCAACATTGCCTCACGGTCTTCTATTTTTTGTGGTAAATTATGAAAGTTAGCAAAGTTATTAGGGTCTATGGGATGTGCCTTTACCCGATGGCAACTACTACTCTTGCCTTCATTTAACCAGATGGTGCTCCATGTCCATTTACTTTGACATGCAGTTGCTGTCTTGATAGGAAACTTATCATTATAATTATTGGTCATATAGTAGTTATGACTTTGCTTTGGTGCTCACACGAATTGGTGCCTTGCCACTGCCGCCAGTATCTTTACCGCCACGACCTGCTGCGTTCTGTGCTTTGCGCTTACGAGTTACTGCACTTTTCTTTGCAGATGCACTCATACGACGTGCTTTTGCTGCTGGTACGCACTTGGCATAACCACTTTTACTGCCACTTGTGCCGCATGGTGGATGCTTGCCACCAACTTTCTTACCAATATTAACCCACTTATCTTTAAACCATTTGTGAAGATTGCCACTTGCTTCTGGTAGCACTAAATTACCACAGTGCATGCAATAATCAACTTGTTCAAGCAGCACGCTTTCTGTAATAGGGTCACAGCGTAGTTCTGTGCTTTCACTACGTTTCTTTTTATTCTTGACGCAGTTTGGATACTTCTTTCCAAACATTGTTTTCATGCCTTCTTTGTGATAGCCTGCCCAACATGCTTCGCCAAGAACATCTTCCATCTTCATTTGGATTTATTTCCCCAGTTCTTGGAACCAGCCTTGCGACATTTAACTAACGCACCACTTGCATAAGCACTTGGCCATACTTTATAACGGCTCTTTACTTTATAATAGCAAGCATCTTTCTTTTCATCTACTCGTGATTCTGGTAGCATACGTCCGCCACAGTGTGGGCAACTTTCTTCTACATGATCATGAGCAGCACTGCCAACGATTTCATTATAGTTGTCCATGCAAAGATAATCATGATTCTTGCTTAGGGCAATCATCTTTTCTGCAACATCATGCAAGTCTAAATCAGTCTTGGCATCTTCACGAGCATATTCCATCATACGAAGTAGTAGTGGAATATCCATACTGACTGTATCAGTCTTGTCGGCTTCCATTACACTTTCATTGTGCTTTGGCTTCTTGCCACGCTTCTTCATATTGATTGCAATGGCTGCTTGTTGTGCAGGACTGCTTGCTTCTTTTACAATGTATTTTGGTATATCTTGTAGTCTTTTTAATTCTGCAATTAATTTAGATATTTCTGCTCTTATTTTTTTAAATTCTTGATTTGAGTGAACTTTGTTGCTTGTTGCATAGATATCATTGATATTTTTTCTATTATCTGGATCACCAATTGGACGAGATAACTCTTTTGAACGTGCTTCTAAATTTCTGTAGCGACTGTTAATATCATGTTGATACTTTAATAATTCAAAATTTGGAATTACTTCTGGACGAGGATCACTATCTTTAACTATTATAAATCCTCTGTGTGATCCTAATTGAACTACTTTTGTTCCAGGCATTTTTTGTGATCGATCATACACTAGTTTTATATTTGTAGTTGGTGGATAATTATTTGCTTCAAGAACAATCTCAGTTGATTTCATATTAGTTGCCGCCTACCATCTTTTTACCTGGTGTGCCTTTGTCAGTGCCTTTCCAGTAGCCAGTAAATTTTGGACCAGTTTCACCTTTAGCTTCCGTTTTACGCTTTTTCTTTTTCTGGTTATAGGTTCCGCCAAATAGTGAACCAACATTATTACTACCCGCACCACCGTTCATAGCACCCACTGCCATGCCACCAGCAGAACTTGCGCCAGCACTTGCACTTTCACCAATTACATGAAAGCCTGCTTGTTGTTTACTTTTAACTTGTGATGCTGGTACCATAATAGCCTGACCTTGTACATTGCCATTGGTATCAATCTTGCCCATCTTCACCATGCCAGGAGTTTTAGTAGCGCCTGGTGGTGTATTTGGTTTACCACCTGGTGTGCCATTGTTGGCAGTAGGCTGTGGTGTTCCCATTTGCTGACCTTGTGGTGGTTGCAATTGACCTGGTACTTGTGGGTCTTCCATCATTTCTTCTTCTGGATAGCGCATTTCATAATCCATATAATCAAATACGCTTTCAATATAATCTGCGGCACGAGTTAGTTTGCGCTGCACCCACCCATCTAGTCCACGCTCTTCGCCTACATTCTTTAGCATCTCATGCAACATGATTGCTAACTTTGCTGTGCGATAAAGATCAGCACGAGCCATATGAACTTCATTATCACGAGGTTCTTCGCTATAGCGTGAACCCATTGCATAAGATTGTTGTGGCGATTGGCTAACAATCTCACAATCACATTCCGCAAGACTTGTAATAGTTTCTGGTAATTTTATTAGATAACGACCAGTAGGTAATTTCCATACAGAAGTTCCACTAAAACGTTGTAATAATTTTTCTGCATCATCGTAATTTACAATGACAGGTTTGCCATCTTTGTATAATATTTTTCCATATATTGAACTATTGTGAACTTCATAACCCATGGTGGATATACCTCTAAGTTATTTATTTCTTTTCTCAATGGTCAACCTGATTAAAATATTTCCAGTACGAATATTTGTTCTACCTTTAATTAAAATATTATAAGTTTTGTCGTTAATAATAATTTTTTTAAGTATTAGCTTTTTATCACCTAATTCTTCAACAAATATATTATGTGTATCTTTATTAAGTTTTACGATAAATGTATCGCACAATGCTTCATTCGTGTTTAACATGGGTAAACTGCGTTCGCTTATTAATTGATTGTCAACAAATATTCTATATACGATTTCACCATCGTTATAATCATACGATTCGGGAACCAATACAAGTGAAATCTTATAATCTTTTTCTTCTAACAATTAAACACCGCAACTAAATCCTTATATAATTTATTGCTGCGTGCTCGCTGCTGTAGGTTTTCACTGTTTTTTATTTTGTTGATTTTTGCACTCAAGCGGCGTAAATCGCTGCGAGTAAGTTTTCTGCGCATTTTCTTGCGTAGAAATGACAAAGCCTGTCGTTTTAAATTGACAGGCTGTTGGTATATTGTGGCTTGTTGGAATTCTTCCCAAAGTTCGGTAACTTCATCCCAAGTGTCAAGGGTTTGTGTGTCATACATAGTAGTTCCCTCATGCTAATTCTCCCTGTTTAGCAAAACGCTTAAGTGTTTGCGCAACACGGGCGAAATTCTTGTCTTCATATTTGATACCAATGCCACCAGCCATCTGCCATTGTGCTATGTTTTTACCATAGTCATCAACAAGAATGTTGGATACGCCACGCTCATTAGTAGCAAACTGTGCTTTATTATGTGTTAATTCAATTCCGCTTGGTAGCATATCACTAAGGTGCATGTTGATCCAAGCACGCTTTCCACTTTCGCTGCGACTGTCGCCAGCCAATGGAGTAGAACAAATATAGTATTCACCAAATGTTTCTTTGACTGTGCGAACAAGTTCCCTTGCATGAGGAAGTAAGGGAAGGTCTACCCAAAATGTAGGATGGTCTCGCACAAGTTGTAGTTTGGCTTCTGGGTTATCAATATCTTTATAGTGGTCCTTGCCATCAAGCCTAGCCCACTCACCAAAGAAGTCAGCCAATACGCCATCCATGTCTAGATAAACTTTGAACTCTGTTTTGACGACTTCATCTATACGCATACGATTATTTATCCTGATTTTGACCATGCTACATCATAGCATATTCTGTGGATAAGTCAAGTCTTAATTACGATAGTTGTCTTACGGTCCAACCAGTTCCCAACGAACTACTATAATTAATTGTGAAATAACTCAATGCATTTTGATAGTTATTGAAATGCGAGTCATCGGTTAACTGCTCGCCATCGCCGCTAAACAGTGCATACGTGCCACTGCCGCCAGGATTTCTAATAGCAGGTGTGTTATTAGTTACAGTAATGTTAGGATCATCTGCCCAACTTGGGGTTCCAGAAGCAGGTTGATTTACAATAGCCTCGCCTGGTCCCATATAGAACAATTCTTGTTCATCAGTATTTGGCGCAATTGTATATAACGCAATACCACGCAAGCCACCAATAGTTCCGCCCCAACGCATTACAGTGCTATATGCTCGTTGGAAATTATTGGCAAATTCTATTGCCTGTTGCGGAGTAGGCGCACCAAATCTATGAACTTCACCGCCTGTATCGGTATATTTTATAACATATCGTCCTGAACGTTGATTGCCACTTGCGGTGTCTTGTGCAGTCTGTGTGGCGGTTGGTGGCAGTGATGGAGCACGGTCTTCACCACGAGTTGTAATACGCATAACTTCATCACGCATATAACTCAATGAGTATTCATCCAACACTCGCACAGCAAAACGGTCTTGGGGCAAGCCACTTACACCCCAGTATTTTTCTGCTACTGGAATAGCCATCTTTGTTATTTCACTGCTGTATGTAGTATACAAATCAACGCCAGGTATATAGACCAGTGTTACACTATCTGTTTCATTTTGGTGTGTAGAATAATATTGAACACGAACCATACTATAACCAGGATAGCGTAGGTTTATATCACTCAGCGGCATTTGACGAGCGTTAGCAAACTTTACTGCTGCCTCAATCATATCATATGGCGCAGTGCCGTTGATTTTTACTACTTGCTCGCCGTCTTCATTTTCCAAGAAACCATCAACTGGACCAGACCCAAGTGGTGCAACAGGCTTACGACGCTCTTGAGCAGTGCGTAATTCTTTTACAAGTTGTTCTTTGTCAATAGCGCCAGCAGTATATTTGGCAAATAATTGCATAGTATTATCTTTTTCACTAATGCCACCGCTTACAAACTTATACAGTTTCTTTTGATATTCTTGACGAGCATCATCTGGATCAGCGGCTGCTCCCATAACACGAACATAGCGCAACATAGTCTTGCGGATTTCTTCATATTGCTCAAAGTAATTACCGCCAGCACTACGGAACTCAATATAGTTTGGCTTGATGTTTACACTTACATAACGGTCGCCACGAGGAACTAACAGTTTATTGATTTCTTTTTTGGCAATATCTTCCAATCCACCACGCATCTTATCAAGGATATCAGGAATATTCTTTCTGCCACTTCTGCCACGCACTTCACGCTTGGCTTGGTCAAAACTACTCTTTGTCCATCGTGAACCAGCACGACCAAATGCTTTTAACACATACTCATCACCAAGCAACATAATCACTTTAAGATGGTCAATGTTTTCCATTGTTTGATTAGGGATACTAACACCAATATGGAAACCAGTTGTGCGATTAGTATAATAATCATTGCTCTTTGCCCAACTGAATACATTCTCTAACGCAGCCAAACCATCTTCTAGGTTCATTGGAGGTGATACAAGTTCAATACCGCCATCGCCATCATCATTTGGACTATCTAGAGAACTATCTGGTTCAAATATCCAAGTGCTTTCATCACGGGTAGCACCGTGATACCCGCCACTTGCTCGTGCTTTATAACCAGTTGTGCGTCTAAAATCATCAACAACATCGCCAATGTCTGTTGTTGGTTCTTCTCTACTGCTGCTAAATGTATAATATGGCCATGACAGCGATTCACGGGTATTGCGATTTACCCAACGCATAAAGTCATACATATCATCAATGCTATTGCGACTTATGAATCTACCCCAAGTATATTCTTCGTTTTCTTCCATCCAAGCGGTGCGAACATTATCTTTGGCATCATCAAGTTCTCGCTCACTTGCCTCGTCCGCAGGAGTATCGCCTAATTCTTCTTGAACTGCGTCTTTGTAATCATCAGTGCCTTCAAATTCATTATCATAGGTTTCATATTGGTATTCACTAAATGCTTCATAGAACGATTCTAATGCACTTTCAACATCACTGCGGGTATTGATATCACTACCACCAGTAAAGAAGTTCATAACATCACGCTGACGATCACGATAGGATGCGCTGCTTGGAAACTCTTCGTTGGCATCCATATCCTCTTCTTCTTCCTCTTCGCCTTCTTCACCGCCAAGACCAGGAATATACATTTCAGTTTCAAAACCAACCTTCATACTCTGGGCGAATGGAGTATCGGCAAACTTTTCAAGAGATGTAGGACTCATATTGATTTCGTTTAGGATACTTTCTTCAATACTTTCGTCTCTATTTGGAACTTCTGCCAATTGCCAAGGTGCTGCCAAATTATGTTCCTCGGCATAACTTACAGCATAACGACGAGCACCAGTTACACTTGCAGCGTTAAAGGTATGAACAACACGACTTTCACTGTCCAAAATATTATATGTTGTGCCATTTGTAGCAGTAATGTTAGAAGATGTGGCGGTTGCATTTGCTGGAATAGCATTGCCCGCAATATCATAACCACGATCTATTTCTAACTGTGAATATTGGCGAGGTGGTTGCGCTGCTGTTGGCTGTGAGGTTGGTATACCACGAATTAGTTGACCATTTAAGTCCCAGGTACTGTTATTTCCCGGCGATCTAATAGCAATATTAGCCACATCAATATGGTTCTGTTCTGCCCATCTTCTTGCGTTTTGTGATGCGCCATAAAAACCTGCTGCCTGAAATGATACTATTTCTCGACCATTACTTCTACTTACGATACTATAAAGGGAATCACTTGATGCTGTTGCTGCTTGTGGCAATTGTAGTGCCTGTGTACCAGCACCAGGTATTGGTGTATTTGTGTCATCACTTGCAAGGGTTAGAAACCAATCGCTATCACGATAACCGTATTCACGGGTCATACGAACAGCAATATCTCGTGCTTGCTCATTATCTGGCGCACGAAACTGTGATACAGCCTGTTGATTGTTTGCTAAGCGAATGATATACATTGGTTGCATAGATAATACAGGTCGTTCACCGCCAATTGATAATGGTTGGCGTGTTAGAATATCACCTGCTTGACCATCACGGGTATCTTTTAACGCAACTAAGTCAAATGAACGACCACTTGCTCGCACTATGCGTGCGGCAATATCATATACATCACTGTAAGTAATTCTTGGAGATACTACAAATTCTTGAATTACGCCACCAGTTATACGACTAATAATCTGGAATGTAATACCACCAATTCCATCGTAATCTACATACGGTTCATCATCAGCCGCTAGTTTATCATACGAATCACTTGACTGTGGTCGGTCTGCCTTTGCTTTCTTGGCAAAATCACGCTTACTTTGAGCATTTTTAATATAACTTACCAATGCCGTGCGAGGCAGATTGCCAGTAGCAAATTGTGTAAAATACTTGATAGTATCAGTTTCATCTTTTTTGTCAGCAGTAAGCAGTTTAGCAAATTTCTTTTGATATTCTTTGCGTTCCATTTCTGGATGAAGTGCGATATTCATAGCATACACGGTGCGTAGTAGCGTATTCACTACTTCTTCGGTGTCCATACTAAGCCAATCACCGCCAGGTGAACGAAACTCTACACGATTTTCTTTAGTATTGATAGAGGTAAATTTATTTGTATAACCATTGTGAATAAGTTTTGATGCTACTGTATTCAAGTTCTGACGCATAGCATCAACGGCACGATTTGCCTTATCTGGATTTTGTTTAATAAATGATGCTATCTGATCAAACGCACTAGAGGCATATGAGTTACCAAGACGACCAAACTTTTCAAGAATATATTTGTCGCCTAAAAATAACGCAAGTTTAACATAATCAAGTTTATCTAACTTATAACCTGGTATAGAGATATTCATATGCAAACCAGTTTTATCATTGGTATAAGCATTGCCATCTTTTGCCCATGCTTTGACCTTATTAATTTGGTCAATCATAGTTGTAATATCAAGTGGCGGTGATACAAACTCTAAACCTTCACCACCCTTACCACGAGTAGGTGATAGGCTGCTATCTGGTTCAACCACATACGCATCCATAGGCTTATTGATACCATGATAAGAATTGCTTTTAATAGTTTTCATACCAACAGCACGACGGAAATCACCTACATCAACCGTAGAACGAGTTCTGCGATCATATTCATCAGGTTCAGTCCAGTTTGGCCAAGATAACCCAAGATTACCATCACTTGCCAAACCACTCATAGCAGTGTTACCATAGGTATCTTCTAAAAATTGTTCAAGATAACTGTCAATATTATCATCATCTTCAAGATTATCTACCCAAGTTTGGAAATATCGTGATTTAAACTCTTCATATGGATCAATCGTATCAATTTCTTTAAATAACTCTGCTTGATTAGCATAATCACGACCATAGCGTTGGTCAATAAAATCTTGAATACGGGCGCTAGTATAATTATCCCATAGCGGACCTTCAATATAATCGCTCCATTCTTCACGCATCAAATCAATCGCACGGTTTACATCACGGCGACTATTGTGATCACCATTAAAGAACTGCATAACATCTTGTGCTAGTGCGTTGAAACTTGCAGTAGAAATATTTTCATCTGTGTCATAATCAGGTTCGCTATCAAAATCTTCATAAGGATCATAATCATCATCATCTTCTTCTTCAAGATTAGTGACGATAAGTTCAAACTCAAGACCTGCTTTTGCATTTGGAATCTTTGCCACAGCAGCACGTAATGCTGTTGGACTCATGTTTACTTCGTTTAGGATTTCTTCAAGGATCAGGTCTTTGTTTTTCATGATATTATTTACCCGTTTATTGTAGCCATGCACCAGAAGCAGGTTGGTCAAGCACGATTGGTGGTATGCTATGATCATCTGGCTCTAAGTATAAACTTTTAGCATCAAAGGTGCTGGAAAGACGATTTGCATATGATTTTGCCCAAGCATATGCTTCACTTGGCGTAGCAAAGCGTTTTGGGTCAGAGAGATTAGAACCATATGGTGGGTCGCCAAGCCATACTCTATAAATCTTTGTGCTAGCAACAAATGCTGCTCTTGCTGCTGCATCTGCTTTCTCGGTATGACGCTTCTGCAAGCGCATCTTCAACACATTTTGGTCAATTAAACCACTGGCATACATAGCAAAGTTTGATAGTTGGTCATCATCTCGTGGAATATTTTTAGAAATGATTTTATAAAGTTTCTTGGCATATTCTTCACGATATGCTTGTGGATCAGCAGCGATTGCCATTACCTGAACATAACGCAGTACAGTATTTTTGATATCGTCAATGTGTTCCATAAAGTTTCCACCAGCACTTCGGAATTCAATATAATTAGATTTAAGATGAACAGATACATACTTGTTGCCGCCACGCATCACACGATTAACAATTGATTGCGCTGTTCTTGCTAAATCGTTGCGTAATTCTTTGGCATAATCTTCTGGTCGCACATTACTACTGCGTGATTTAAATAGTTTCTGAACCGCACCAAGACTGCTCTTGGTATACTCATTGCTGCCACGATCAAATAGGTCTAGCACATATTGATCACCAAGCAGCATTACTACTTTGAGTGGGTCAATTTTTGATTGTAGTTCTTCTGGTAGGCTAACACCAACATGGAAACCAGTTGATTCATTGCCATAATATCCGTTTTGACCTGCCCATTGGAAGAACTTATCAAGTGCCGCCATGCCTTGTTGTAGCGGCATAGGTGGTGATATAAGTTCAATACCGCTATCATCACCACTAATACTGCTATCAGGCTCAAGAATCCAACTAGTGCCATCACGCTCTAAACCATGATATCCAGCACCGTATTTTACCTTTGCTCCAATCACTGCCTTCCAACTAACGGCAAGTTCTTTTACGGTTATTGCCGTAGAGTCTTGTGGTGGGCTTCCTTTTAGAAATGGGTAAAATACATAATCATTTTGTGGTTGTCCCCATCTCATAAACCAATCACTTATGTTTTTAATATTATATCTTTTAAGATAAGCCTTCCATAACTCTTCATATTCTTGTGGTGTTGAATCTTCTAACATCTTTTCAATAAAGATTTTGCGAGCGTCTGAAACAACAGTATATCTATCGGAAGCATTTGGGTTATCTATGATTGCTTGTTTTATTTCTTTTTTAGTTAACATCCACGCACTATTCTTGTCAATATAATTTGCAATCCATTTTAAATTTTCTGGTTTTACTATTTCAGTTGATACATCTTTATTCTTCGCCACATATGCGATAAAATTTTGATTTATATCACGAAGTTCAACACGAATATTGCCAACATCCTCAGAATCAAGCATATCGCTTTTACTTGCCCATGCTGCTACTTGCATAGCCCAATGTTTTTCAGTTGGAAATGGAGCATCACGACTTAAATCCCAATTGCTTGGGTCTCTGCGAAACTCATATTGTACACGACTTACGCCACCATAGTCTGCATCTTCATCTTCGTAATCCAAACCTGGCACCAGCATTTCTGCTTCAAAACCAATAGTCATTGCCTGTGCTTGTGGCGTAGCAGCAAACTTCGCCAATGAACTCGGTGACATATTCACTTCATCAAGGTCATCAACATACGCTAATTTACTATTGCCAGTATCTGGCTGAACCCAACGGTCCCAAGGAAAAACCGCTACCTGACGGTCAGGATAATCATTACCACCGCCTACAGTTCCTATGATAGAACCAGCGTGTTCGCCAACAGAACTTGGACCAAGCAACTGCATAAACTTTGTTTTTTCTTGTGGCATGGTAAAATCATGACTTGAAGTTGCATTTCCTCTATTGCCATCATAAACATCTACGGCAATATGTGGTCTTGATAGTGCAGATGCTGCATAAACTCTATATAATTTTTTAAGACCACTTAATGTTCCTTCTAGAAAAAATGTATTGGGAAGATTTACAAAACGAACATATCCTTGGGTAAATGCTTCTTCATATCCATCAATGTCGTTATCATAAAGCCACGACAGATGTTCTTCTGAACCAACATAAACAACTTTACGATTAGGCAATATCCAACCATGTGTTTCATTTGTATCAAGTGCTTCTTCTACACTTTCTTTCTGTAAGGCTTCTGCATCCCACTTCTTGTGTAGGAACATCAATAAATCTTTTACATTATTGGCACCAATTTTACGCATTGCTGCGATAATTTTAGTAGCCTCTGGATAACCACTGCTACCTGGCTTGCGAGCATTGCTTATTTCATTACGCAGCCCAAGATCATCACTAAATTGACCACCAGTATAATATGTTAAACTATAACGCAAGTCATTTGCTCGTTTAGATAATTCACTGCGTTTCTTCTTAAACAGCAATTCTAACCACGGCTCTAACATTCGTTTTCCATACTCGGAAACTCTATTATTGCTTGTTATTTTTTGTCCACGAAGCAAATCTTGCGCACCACTTACTGGAACTGCCTTTTTAATATTTTGTAATCGCCAATCATTTGCATCTGTATAAAGATAAGTTGGCAATCCACGCTTCTTGGCAGCAATCATCACTGATCGTGCTTCTGGACTTATATAATCACCACGTTCTTTCAGCAGAATATGAACTGCGGTAATAGCATCTGCTGGCATAGTTGGCTCACGAGAGAAGATACGATCTTCGCTCTCACTATGACGGTCGCCTCTATAAAATCCTGCCCAATAATCAATTGCCTTACTTGGATAACGACGATTAAACCAGTTGCCATCAAGGTTAAACATAACCGCATAATCACCAGTTAGTTCATGATAGCCACCTACTTTACTGCGTGTTGTAGATAGGAAATATTCATAGCCTTTTGGAGCATATTGTGCTTCTACATTACCAGTAGAAATGCTTAACTTAAACTCATTGTTTCTAAGAATATCTAATGCTGCTCCACCATCTCTGGTATAATGGAACAACACTGGTGATGCTGCTTCGTCAAGTTGTGATTCTGTTTGCAATTCACCTTGGGGCTGTGCTGCTATTTGCGACTGTGGTCCAAGCAGTTTCATAAACTCTCGTTTTTGTTCAGGTATTGCAAGTGTAATATTTTTATTCTGGTCTGCTATGTCAATATAAACATGTGAACCCGCTGGCATTGATAGCACTGTTTGTGCATATATACGATAGTGTTTACGCAATCCATTAAGATTGCCATTCAAACTTAACGACTGCATTGAGCCACGAGTATCGGTAATAAATCTTACCCAGTCTTGGGCGAACATTTCCTTGTCCATTGCATCCATCGTAACATCATCATATTTGCTGATTATACCAGCATTGCGTAGATAACCTATATGACCGTCCCATATACTATGTCCATTGCCAAAGTTAACATAACCTACAAGCCCATCATCTTCAATCCAACCGCCATACATGTCATTGCGTAGTAACGCTTCATCTAAATCTTTACGATGACTACGCTTATAATATGAACACCAACCGTTTGCCGCAATCTTGCCACTAACAGCACTACAACCATGCGGAGGACGCCACATAGTGCAGTGATCACAACGCTGACCATTGCGAGGCATTGCCTGATACTTTGCTTCGGCTTTGGTTGATTTTTCTGTGGCTTCATTGACTTTGTTTTTGCTAATTTCTTCGATGTCACTGTCAGGAACTAATCTTGCGGGTATACTATCTTTTTTAAGTGTTTTATAAGCCCAAAATCTATGATGACCATCTAATACTTGATACCCACCTTTGTATTTGCGGACTAAAATAGGTGGTATATTTTCATTCTTCTCTAGACCATCTATAATTTTCGCAACATTTGCTTGGGCTTTTGGTAATTTCATCTTTGTATCAGGTTCAAACCCAACAAGTTCTTTTGTAGGAATGTTGATAATCGGCAATGAATCAAACCCGCTATCATCTACTTCTGCACCAAAATAGTCTGGATCAGTATATAGTTTTACTTTACCTTCGTTCGCCAAGTCAGGTGCAACCATGTAACTATTCTTGCTGCCTGGTGGAAACTCAAAACGCTGCGCACCCTTCTCACGAGCAGCAGCACGAGCCTTCTTAAACTCCAGTGTCCACCAGCGACGATTGGCATAATCCTTATTGCCCATATAGGCTTTTGGATCAGTAATGCGCAACTCTGCCCATTGGTCAGGAGTTAGGTCTTCATCTAATTCATACTTTGGCAAACCATACAGATCAAGGTCTATACCATGTGTAGAACCGTAATAGGTATCATCTACATTAGGTTTATATGGCTCACGACCACGCTTGACAAGTTTAGGATTATCACCCCAATCGCCACCAATACCTGGTGCTTCGGTGACGATACCCATTGCCTTCAACATAGCACGAGCAACTACACGATCTTTTTCTTTTTCTACTTCTGGCAACTGTGCGTAAGTTTGTTGGGCAAGAGCATAACGCTTCTTTTTCTTATCCATTATAGTCGGGATATCTAACTGCAATTTTCCCATATAATCAGCCACGGCAGTCTTATTCCAACCATCGTGGATAGCGTTGGCAATTGCTTCTATATCAGTGATACCACTATCAATCATACGCTTTGCAGCAGTGGCACTTTCAATGTTTGCCAACCAACCAAAGTTGTTGCCAGGTGTAGATAACCCATAGTGATAGGCATCATCTAGTACTTTATCACTAATGTGTGCAAGTTGATCAACTGTCAGGTTAATACTTTCTGGAATACCTAATTTTTTATTTCGTTTTTTATTTTTGCCTGTATGTAGATAGGCATGTGGCACTTTTGTATTTTTCTTGCCATATACATCGCCAATAGTAAAAAGTTTACTTGGCTTCTTTCCAATTCCATAATTTACATCAGGTGCAGACTCTGACATGCTTTCGTTAAAAGATTCATTTGCAGTCGGGTCTTCTGGTAAATTAAGACCTAAACGCACAGTTTGGAATAGCGTTTTACCATCAACAACGAGGTTTTGTGGAACTTGGGTTGCTCTTTCAAAGGCATCTGGATCACCGTCTTTTGCTGCTTGTCTGGCATTTGTTGCAGAAGTTAAACGAGGACTTTCCATAAATGTTAATGGATTAAAACTATAAAATCCATGCCCCATTTCTTTGTTATTATATTTTTCCAGAACTGGGCGCATGTTTGCAATATCATCTTCACCAGCAATAAATGTAGCCGAACGGAAACCTTTGTTATAAAGATATGTTGCTGCTTCTAAAAATGTTTTTACTGATGGGTCTTCAACAATATGATTTTTTGTTTCTGGATATAGCGCATAAATCCACTTCAATTTTGTTTGATAATCAAGCGGGTTTTTCTTGGAATCTTGACTTTTACTAAAAAATAATGCCCAAGCACCATTTTTTGCTGATGTAGATACTGTTGAAATTACACCTTTATGGCCATAATGGGGAGGATTACTTCTCATAAATGCAAAACTTACATGAGGACCAGATGCTTCGGCAAAGTTAGTGCGTGTTGTTAGGGTCATTATATTATCCAGATAAAATATTTATCTGTATACTGAACTGCGGTTAATTTGGTGTCCAGCGGTGTCTCGGAACTAATTTTATATTTGGTTGACCAAATTGAACATAGCCCTCACCGCCAGGAACTCCACGGGTTGATTGCTGTATGTCTGAAGATTCTTTATCAATTTGGTCAATGATTTGGTTTTTTACATCACGAAGGTTTTCTAATATCGCAAAAGTAGCAATAAAACCTTTTTGATTTTGCGCAATCCAATCTGTAATTTTCTGTTGCATCGGCGCAGATTGTTTGCTGCTACCTTGCAACCAAGATGCAAATGTATTTGCAAGGTCTGAAACTTTTCCTTGCCTTACCATGGTATTATTAAAGTTATATAAAACACCTTTAAATCCTGCCATCTTCATAGCAGCAAGTCGTTCATCATTGAGAAAATTATCAATTGCGGTTTTATTAACTGCAACATACTTTTGTAGGTCTTGTAGTTTCTTTGTATCAATCTTAACAGGTTGTTGTGCATATCGTGGACCTAACACAATTAGTCCTTGTGTCTTATTAAATGGCGTAAAGTCATCAATAGGTTGTTGTTGGTCATCGCCTATACCAAATTGCGGAAAATATGCATGTCCTACAACGGCTGCAATTGCCTTTGAAATGCGTTGCCCAAGTTCAGTAGATGTAGGAACACTATATTGAACATTGTTTGGAGTAAAAGTATATGCGTTATTTTCTAGCGGTGGACGACGCATAAACAACAAATCACCATAAACATATCCACGAAAATCTCTAGGAGTTGCTGCCTCAAATAACGCCCATAAACTGGCATATTCATTGGCAAAGCGCATGCGTTCGTCTTGCTTATCTGGTGCAACATTGCCAGTGTTCATAATAAATTTTACAAGTTCTTGTGGACTATTGCTTTTACCACTGCCGTCTGGCTTTAACCAACCATTATGTCCAACCATGATGAATTTGCCATCAGGTTCACGCCCCCAATATACTTGCGGTTTGCCGTCCCACTTCCAACGAATGGTTTGTGGATTACTAGCAAGTGTTGAAAGACGAGAAATGGCAGTATTAGCACCACTGCTGCCATCAATAAGAACAAGGTCTTCTACATGTTGAAATGCACGACCAACTTTTGGGGCTTCGCTAATAATCTGATTTATGAACATCAAATATTTATAGATTTACAAATTTTCTAAAAACCACATATAGGTAGGAACAGAGAACTTCAAACGATACTCGCCATTATAACCGATATTGGTATATTTGTCAGGCAGAGGTGTTTCATCGTATTGTGGTTTTGAATCAACAATGCCTGTTTGCTTATGGAAATTGCCAAGTGAATAGAACAGATAATCTAATTCAATTTCATCCATTTCTATTTGTTTAATATTAAGTAATTGATCTGAGATAATATTACCACTATCATCAACCGTAGTATGCTTTGGCAATTTACCACCTAATCTAATCTTAAGAGTATGATCACCTTCTGGTAAGTCAAGAGAAAAAGATATAATTTTCTCTTCGCCGTTATTAGATTTTTCTTCTACAACACCGTATGATTGAACTGCATCATCAATTAATACTTCATACTTCGGTGGAGCATTGTGCCAGATACTATCTAGCACAATTTTAAATTCTACTAATTCTGTATCTGGCACATCACTCATTGTTTAGTCCTTTTTCTTGCCTAGTTTTAACTTAATAGGCTGTGGTGCAGCAGTAGGTGCGGCTGGTGCAGCCTGTGGTTGACTTTGTGGATCAAGATGGTGAGGTCCACCATTTGACGTTTGATTAGTCAATACCTTTTTAAGTTCTTCAACATTGCCTTCATACTTGTGATAGCCAGTGTGGTCAAGTTTAATGCCAGTATCAGCAAAAATCTTACCACCTGCAAGACGCCATAGATAACAGAATGTCCAATCTTCACTTAGATAATTGTCATCCTTGTCAATCATGGTATCAAATAGCCCATACATAAGTGGCTCATACTGCGCACCAATGCCAATATTATCACGATACTTCAATTCTGGGTGTAAATTAATCAACTGCTCAATTACATGACGCTTTACCATCATAAAACCAGTTCCAAGTGTACTAACTTCAACAAGATCACCCATAACAACTGGATTTGGAACCGTATTAATTACATAACGAATTGGAATACGCTTCATCGGATACACACCACCAACAACATCCTGATTGGCGAGTAGTAAACGAATAATTGCTTCTGGATCAAATCCAAGGTCAACGTCAATAAACATTAGGTGAGTTGCTGCTTGGTTGTACAAGAACTTTGCAACAAGGTTATTACGACCACGAGTAATAAGTGATTCATTGACCATAGTATCAATACTATAGTTAAGACCCATCTTGCCAGCAATAATACCAAACTTAATCATTGCAATAAAGGTGGCTTCATTACAAAGACCACCATACATTGGCAGACAGAAATGAATATGTTGCTTGCGTAGAAAATCTAGGGCTTCTGGAGGTAGTCCAAACGTAGCGTCATTAGGCTGTTGCTGAGCAGTTGTATCGTCGTTCATTGATTATCTCTTTCGTTAATTGAGTATTATGTATTATATAGCACTCGTGATATCACGCCACCAGAAAAATTTGTAATATGTGCACGACACCAAACAAAGTTGCCACTAAAGTTAAAATAATATCCACCACTAACAGGATTAGTGCCATCACCAACTGCGGTAGATGTAACATCAAACCAATCTGTTTCAGTTGGATTGGTAACTAGGGTTGCTTGGAATTTAATTACGCCAACAAAGGCACTTAACAAATAACTGACAGTATGCAAACCATCTGTATAACCATAGTATCCATTGCCTTTGAACTTGTTGCTACTCCAAGTAGTGCTTACACCATCATACGGGGGGTAAACTTGTCCATAACTTGTTGCACTTAATACTACGGTTGGTAAACTAGCCATTATTTTCCACTTCTACTAAACATTTATCACCAGCAAGTTCTTGAATAACTGCAACCAACTGGTCTACTGTATCGCTATCTAGTTTTGTGTCAGCAGTTTGTTTGTCTGCAACTAGTTGTGATACTTTAATTGTAAT